GCTATAGCTCCTGCTGTTCCAGTTCCGTTATCGAATGATACAGAGCCTTCTTCACCACGAAAAAATGCCATGATTTTTGTGAAATATACTATATAGCACTATATTACCGTGAAACTGCAACTTTTACAGTTATTTTTTCTTCTTTTTACGCAAAATATCTGAATCTGCTTTTCTTGCACCGCCTTTTCCACTGATAAAGCTGTTTACTCTGCCCATTGCCCATGCAGCCATTGGTACGTTGCGAGATCCAGAGGATAAATATGCTCCCTGTCCTCTACGATACACTTGGGCAAGCTGTCCGTAAGTAAAACGGCTTTTATCTGCCTTTTTTCTTAGTGTTTCTTTTGTTTTTTCGCTTAGTGGCTTTCTTTTTGGTTTCATCTTGGGCAGATCGTGACTTGTTGATGGCTTTTATGTCAATATATTCGCCTCTTTTGTATTTTTCGGCTGTTTCTTTGATCTCTTTTGCTTTTGCAGCTTTATTTTTCGCACCAGCAAGGTATTTGCTAGGCACGTTTGTCTTTTTGTCTCGTCTTACTCGCCTAAACTTTCTCACTTCTTCTTGGTCTTTTTCTTTTTCTTCTTTTTCTTCTTCATGGAGGAATGGTACATAGTGGAAAAAGTAAACTCTTAGTATATTCTAAACGAAGTTTGGCCTAATGTCTCTGGTTTGGCAAGGTTAAATTGTTGGAGGCAGAGGTAGCCGAAAGCGTCAAATGCGTGGTCAACTCCGAGGTTTTTATTTGGCATACCTGTGTTTGGAGCGTAAGTCAGGGTGCGGAGGGATTTTATTAGTTCTTTGCAGCGTGGATGGATCAAAGTTCTGCGTTCTCCCATTGCATCATATAGTGCGGTGTTGATTGCGGTTACTTTATCACGGACTTTCCAGGGTGAACGTGGAGAGGATACTGTGAATCCGCTTCTACGCAGGATAGTGTGGTCCGTTGAGCCTACTCCTGATGTTTTTCTAGCTGCACCAGTTGGGTCAGGGCAAGCAATAATTCTTCTTTCTACTCCGTAACGATTTGTAACTTCTTCGGCAAAATCCCAGGTTGTTGCACCACCCGTCAAAATTATCTCGTCAAAGACGTAAAGTATGTCTCGGTAGCGGACAGCACAGATTCCGCAAAGTGGATCTACGTTAAAATCGACCCCTAATAAGAGTGGGGCGATGGATATGTCCTCCGCTTCGGTAGAAATGTTGGAATCTGAAAATGAGACTGCAACGAGACCCGTGAGATTCTCGAAACTTGCCTCGAACTCCTGCTTAAATGTTCTGGTATCTAATTGGGCCTTGGCTGCTTCGACTTCTTCTTCTGGAACATTACCCCCGTCTATTGTTGTGAAGCTCCAGCGTTTCCAGTCACCTGTTTCATCTTCTGGAACGTAACACCATAAATCGTAGAACCATGAGGCTGTGCCATCTGGTGTGGAGATGAAGAGTGCCCAACCTTGTTTATCTGCGAGGGCTGGCCTTATTACTTGAAACCAGACATCGGAATCCATGAAAGCTGCTTCGTCAAGTACTACTCCAGCGAGGCTTCGGCCACGCAGGGTTGTTGCGTTTTCCGTGCCTTTCAGTTCGATTAGCGATCCATTGATTAGTTCAATTTTTAGGTCGGTTTCGTTTTTGGATTGTATCCATTCTCGTGGAATAAGTTTCTTTATTTCTTTCCAAGCTATGTCTTTTGCCATGCGATATGTGGGAGCACAGTAGAAATATGTTTCTCCTGGGCGGTCTATTGCTGCTTTTAGGAGTTCGATACAGGATAAATAGGATTTTCCGAATCTTCTGCCAGCCACGAGGACTCTAAATCGGTTTTTTGCATTGAACACCTCCCCCTGTGCCCATCGGAGGGAGAGATTTTCGGCTGTTTTTGTACTCATGTAGTAAAGAATAGCTTAAATATGAACAAATTTCCGTGTTTTAGTCGACTAAACAGTGTTTTTAAGGTTATTATTCAAGTATTAGTATTTATTTAGTCCGTGGCTCAAGCATACTATCGACCAGATGTAGACAGTCCTAATGCACCTATGGGTGGTAAGGTCTGTGGAAAGCGAAATCCAGATGTGGTTATCGAAGCGAGAAGGCAGAGATTGTACAATCGTCAGCTTGAAGGCTTAACAACTAGACAATTAGTTCACGATCATGCAAGTAAGGAAAACATTGGGGTCGAAACAGCGTGGAGAGATTGGAGACAGGTAAAAGAATGGAACGATGAAGATTGGGAAAAGGATAGAGAAAAGATGATCTCACGACTCCAGGGAATGAGAATGAGGCTTTTTAACAAGGCTATGAAGAGGGGTCAGCTTCAGACTGCTGCTCAGATATTGGATTCGTTAGGGAAAGTGCTTGGGGAGAGTGAAGAGACAATTAATCTAAACACTCCAACATTGTCTATTAGTGTAGAAGGAAAGAAAAAGTAGTCTTAATTTGTAGATTTATCAGTAGGTTCAGGGTAAGACCGATTGCCAAAAATTTTTTTGCAAGCACTGCCCCATGCGTGTGGTAGCTTGTGTATGTGGTAGTTTGTGTGTGCGGTGGCTTGTGCGTGTGGTAGCTAGTGGAATAAATAAGCAATAAAAAAGCCCGCTTATTTTTGCGGGCGTGGTATATAGTGGAGCTCCTCCGATTAATTTTTAATTTGGGTCGGTGGCTGCTGTGGTATGTGTTCGGGTGCGTAGTAGCTCGCACTAATAAATGTAATTATGAAAAATACCATAGCGAAAAATTGTTTATTAAAATAAATCGTTATGGCTTGGGTTCTGGGGCGGTTGCGATCCATAGTGGTTTAGGTGTTATAGGGTGGGTATGACGTGAGAGAGTAAAAATTAATCATTAATAGATTTGTCTTTTAAATAATTTTTGGTTAAATCTACCATTTGATTAATTAGTTCTACAGTGCAACAACTACCAAATTTTTTTAATTCTTCTTCTGTTAACTGCTCTTGTATTTGGTCGTGTGGTAATTTCCAGTGATAACGTGTGTACTGATTTTGTAATTTGTTTGTAAGTTCTCCAATTTTTTCAATTTGGTGTTTTTCGCTTTCAATTTCATCTATTAATAATCTGTATCGACTTTGTATATTTGGTCTAAATTTTCTGCCCCATTGTTTGTAAGGTTTATAAACTCTTTCGAGTTCTTGTTGTAAATCATTTAATCTTGAGTATTCATTATCAACTAAATAATTAATTAGATTAAAATCATCTTTATCTAGATTTCTTTTAATTGAATTTAGTTGGTCATCATCAAAAGATAAATTTTTGTCTTTGATGTTTGCTTTTGAATAGGTTCTGTCCATAGTTTTAGATTGATTTTTTAAATAAGAAATAAGTTTGATAAAGTTGCATTGCGGTTTCGTGTTTTCCTTCACTTGTTGATTTAATAATTAAATCTTTTATTTTTGATTTAAATTTTTGTTTTTTGGTTTTTTCCATTTTGGATTTAAAATAATTGTTTTAGGAATTAGTTTGCCTTTTAATGTAATAATCATTTGTTTAGTTCCTGAAGTAATTTTATTTAATATTCACTAGGGAATAAAACTGTTGTATAACAATAATTTGATGTTTTATATTGTCTGTTTAATTCGTGTTGATAATATCCGCTAGTGATAATCCAAACTACCTTATTGTTTTTTAGTTTGTAGCTGCTATGTATTCTGTTGCCATCTTTTTCTTTTCTTGTATTTTCATTTAGTTTTTTATCTTCTTCTGATAAAATACCATAATCAAAAATAATATGTCTTTTTAATAGATTGAGAATTTCAATAATATTAGATTCAAAATCTTCTCTAATATAAGAATCAACTCCAGAAGTAGTAACAATAGATCCCCATTCTGGTTTAAGATTTTCTTTAAAATCAATTAACTGTTTGTTAACTTGTAGTCTTTTTTGTACTGGTGTTTTCATTGGTTTTTTACTCCTTTTTAATTTGGGTGTTTAAAAATAGGCTTGTAGCCCACTCTATTTTAACATTTATTTTTCATTAAACAAATACAATATAAGCAATAAAAAACAGTAAGATTAATGAGAATTGAACAATAAAAACCTAGTTATAGCAAGGGTTTTACTGTCTAAAATTAATAATCATACATTTTTAAATGTGTAACAGTACAAATACACCTTAACAAGTTTAAAATTATAGGATTCTTAACTGTTTTATTTAAGACTCATTACCTGATAAAACATAAAAAAAGATCAGGTTTTTAAGTTCCTGATCTAATTTTATTAGTTGTTAGCTTGGGTATTTATAAAGCTAAACATAATTTTTTAGATCTATCAATTATATTTGCATTTTTTCCATAATAGTTTTGTTCCATTCTTATTCGTGCCTTTTCCGATTCATCATTAATATTACTAGCTCCCATTTGATGAGAATAATAATAGTTAATTCCATTGTGTAAACTGTAGGCCGTTCTTCCGTTCTGTTCAAATTCCTGCTCCAAATTTTTTTTAATTTGCTTAACCTCTACTAAATCAAGATATGTTTTATCTCTTTGTGTTTTTAAGACTCTATCAGTACAAACTTTTTTATTTTCCCATTTATCTCTAAATAGATTTTCTAATACTTCTTTTACTTGCTCTTCTTTAATTTTTCTATTTACCATATATTTATATTCTTCTATTGATTTTGTAAATTCTCCCTTTTTAAAATCAATAATAGAATTAATGTTTTTGACATTATCATTTATAGATTTTGTATGTTTAAAAATTAAGGGATTAGATTTTTTAAGCATATTCATTTGATTGAAGCACCACATTCTAAAATGAATAAATGATATGTGACAAGATACAGAACTATCATGACTTGATACTATTACAAGTCTTAATTTGTGCGGGTCATCTTTTTGTACTTCCTGTATTGCGTCATCAATAGCAAGATTAAAAACAAATCTTTTATTGTCAATATTCATTATTGATTCTATTGTTGTTTGTCCTCTAACCTCCTGAATCACTTTTTTAATACTATCTAGTTGTAATGTTGTATATTGCATTTTTGGAATATTTAAAAGTTGGTCTTTTTTATCGTGGCATATTGCTTGATAATCTTTTATTTCTATAAATTCCCCTTTTTCATTTTTAAAAAATAAATCTCTCCTTACTGCTTTAAAATCTAGTTCATTTTCTTTCCATATAATATTGAGATCTTTTTTAAAAGAATCATCAATAAAATTTGACCCTTTAAAAATAGTCTCATTTGAACTATTTTGGTAACCTGATTTTTCAGCATTTAATTGATTCTCTATATTTTTAGAGAATTGCTCATTAGAAATACTTAATGTATTTTCTAGTTGATTTTTAAAAATTTCAATTTGGTTTTTCATTTTGTTTTTAAATTTAGATGGTTTAAAAATGACGCATAGCGTCCACCGTATTCTAATTTAATATTCTATTAATAGCAATAGAGTAATACTTAAGTAATAATAAATTTGATATTTATATAAGTATTTTTACTCATAGTAGCCAGTACGTTTTGCCCCTGTGGAAAACTCGCACTATCCTGTGGAAAACTTTTTTCTCAAAATTTTCGGAAAAAAATTTTTTCATACTATATAGTGTTCATATACATTTTTTGAGGTCAGGCAATGAAAATCAACAAAAAATTATAATAAATACTGTACTATGAATGGCGATTTTTGAATGATTTTTTAAGCATACAACCCACTATGAATGGCAAAATTCTGAGAATTATCAGTGATAATAAATAAATGAGAATTTACTATTTACAAGATACTACAATAGTACTATAATAGAATTGTTCACTAATCCACAATTAATTATGGGCTTAGATATGTACTTTCGAGGTACAAAAACTTTCGGGATTTATCCTCAAAATCAGTATAAACCTCCCTTCGAGAAAACTTTTGAATTTACAAGTTTACTCAATAATCATGGACTTGAAGACGCTCCAATAGATTACGATACTTCGTGGTCATGCTATACAGTGCAATTCCCTTTAATGTACTGGCGAAAATCGAACCAGATACACCAGTGGTTTGTTCAAAACGTACAGGGTGGTAAGGATAACTGTGCGGAGTATTCTGTATCCTTAGATCAACTAAGACTTCTTAGTAAGACTATAGAACCAGCTTTAGTTTCAACCGCAGCAGCCAGTGAGTTACTTCCTACTACTGAAGGATTCTTTTTTGGTTCTCAGGAATATGATGAATATTATTTCGAGGATTTAAAAAATACTAAGGAACAAATCGACAAAATCATAGCGTACCAGACAGCAGCCGAAAATGCTCAGAAGTGTAGATGGCTTAATTTAAAAACTCATAACGGCACAATGTCCACTGAGGAATTTAATAAAAAGTTCCCAACATTAACAAAAAATGTTCCTTTTGATGACTTTTACTATCAGTCAAGTTGGTAATGGACAAACATCAAATAAATACTGCACTGGACAACATGGACAGATTCGGGGGTAGCTTTGTAGCTTCCCTCGCTTTTTGCTATTTAAAAGCCGATCCAGATAATCAAACCATACTGTTTAATGCGTTTGAAGCCACCTTTACTAAATACGCTAATTTTAACAATGACTGAAAAAGCTAAAAAACCATCTTTTGAAGATGTAAAAGTTGAATTAAATTACTCTCAAGCAATTAGAGATCAGATGAAATTCAACAAGAAATACACTACTGGTGACGAATGGGATGAAGAAAGAATTTTTCATGCAGCCCAGTTTTGTAAAGTCTTTCATAATAAGACTTTAAACCCTTATGTTATCCAGAAGTTTCTTGACGAATTTGTAGAAACTATTGGATTTGAAGTTGATTATTAGAGGGATTATGAAAATTAAGCCGTACTATATTCTACTCAAGTGGAATATGAAGCACCCTGAAAATAGGAATCGTACCAACTTGTACGAAATATGGAAGGAGCATGATGATGGGTTTACTTTTGACAGTATCCTGTACTCCGTGATTGATTTTTATGACTCTCTTAATGAAGCTAGAGAACATAAAAGGAGGTTATTGAATGGATAAGGACACTGCTGAAGAGTTCATTATGAATACGCTAGTAGAGAATGAAAAGAAAACCGATCCAAAAGATAAACTATCTCGAAAAGACATAGTTGAAATTCTTACGGAAGATCATGGTATTCCAGTGGCTACTGCGTATAGATACTATAAGGATCAATGGAATCTCTATAAATGGGAGACTTCAAAACCCGATCCAGATAAACGATTAAAAGATAGTAAAGATGAAATACTCGCAAACGTACTAGACAGTGCGAATGACTTTCTTATTGATGGGAAGATTAAAGAGTATTGCAGCACTATCGAAACATACTCAAAACTACTTGTGAGGTTTAAAAAACAATGAAAATTGACGTTTATTCTCTTTTACCAGATAGCGTAAAAGATTATATCGCTGAAGAAATTTCTGAAGCACTTGTAAAAAATGGACATGACAATTCCATAGTTTTATGGGATATATCATGCGAGCTACCAAACGAGGTTTAAATGGATTCTTTTTTACACAACCATCAATCCGCACTGGACAGCCAGCGTGAAGATGATGCGATCCAGTATCTACAGGACACTGGGGTTTACCCTGATCCTGATGATAAATACTATCCTATGGAGACAGATTAACTATGGAATACACAGGTACAGAACCCGAATACACCGATAAACAATTTATCGAAGCAATTTATGAACTTGCTTTTGGGCATGATGCTATTAATCGTAACTTTGGTCATGCTGAAGTTATCGAACAAATTGAAGAATTTAATGAAGATTCTCTAAAGTGGGATAGCATACCTGATGACGATAAAAAAGAGTGGGAAGATGCTTTTTATGACGTACCAGATAAGGAGGATTTAGCAGACTGCTAATTCTTTTAGGTTTTTGTGGTAACGATCCACTCTATCTAGAAAAATACTTTCTGATCCTCGCAATTCTAAATTGTTGAGGATTTTTATTTGGGGTTTTCCACTTCTGCGAGCCACCACAACTGCACCGTATTTTGGTTTGATGCCTGTGAGATGCTGTAGACCTAGACTGTACGCTCCAAGTTGATGGCAGAATTGTTCGATCATATCGTCAGATCGTACTTCTTTGGCAGTCTTCCAGTCCACTATGAATGGCCCATCTCCATCAATATCCAATAAAGCGTCTGCTGTGCCAGCAAATCCGTATCCTGGTTTGTACACGGAGAACTCAACTGCATGAATGGCCGTTACACGATCCAGTATGAATGATCGTAAACCTCTTGCGTAGCCTGACGCACTCCAGCTAACACGAGGTGCGGATTCAACTGCTTTTTGTAAGCCCCATTGAGTGACTTTTTTCGGACAGCGTTCCAGTCCATCCGATCCAGTCCTCCATAGACCTCTTTTGTTTGAGTTTTGCCTTGCAAATTTTGCTGCAAGTTTGAGAACAAACTCTGCGTGACTGTGTGCGAGCTTGCCTCTTTCGCAAGCAATATCACGCTCCATAATAGAATCTGACTTTTTAAGCCAATTTTCAAGGGCATCTTTAGTATGTTGGGGTGCGGTTTCTTTTAAAATATGTGTAACTGAGTGATATACGTTGTTTTCTTCGTCACGGTAGACCCTGTACGGTCCACTATTATCTTGAATTAGAGTCCACTTTCGTAGAGAGGCTAGTGCGTTTTGTTTATCTAGCGTACCCATAAGTGGTTGATAAATACACGTTCCCATAATTAATATACAGCAAAATAAAAAAGAGTCAATGGCTATCGGGACTTACACATACTGAAAGCAACCCGTCAAAGAAACAAAAAGTATGTTGCCCGAATAGCCTGACTCTATGAATGGGGATTATTCTTCTTCTTTAAAGGGATTACCACCTTTAAGAAGTCTTTCGAGATCGAACTCTTTCTCTGCTTCCCATGCTTC